GATTAAAAAGGCCACCGCGCCCCAGCGTGAACGCACAATTCGCGCCCCTGATCCACAACTCCAGCGCCATGCCAACAATTGGATGCAAAACAACCAATGGTATGACCCTAACGGCAAAGACCCAGACTCAAAAGTCGCTTTGACGATTGATCAGGCGATGGCTGAAGAGGGATGGAACCCCAAGACGCCCCAATATTGGGAAGAACTTGACAACCGCTTGCAAAAGTATTTGCCACACCGTTATACTGGTGATACCGATGAGAAACCGATTCGGAATTCTAGACCAAGGAATGTTGTGACGAGTTCAGGCCGCGAAAGTTCTTCGAGTAGTGCGATTGGAAAAAATCAGTTCGCGTTAACACGCGATCAAGTCCAAGCCATGAAAGATGCTGGAATGTGGGATGACGCCGATAAACGAGCGAAGATGATTCGACGCTACGCATTGGAAGCCAAACAAAATCAAGGTTATAGGAGTTAAGAAAATGGATTCTCGTTTAAAAAAATCTCTATCTGCTGGTGGACGCGAAAATCGCGCGAGTCTTGACAAAAGTCGAGAGGCACCAGAGGATAATTTCGTGTCAGCCGATGAGCGCCGCAAGGCGTGGAAGGACGAATGGACACAAAGTGCATTGCCGTCTGTCCCTGATATTAAGGGATGGCACCTTTGCTGGTTATCTACGACCAACAGTTATGACAGTATCGACAAGCGCATTCGACTTGGGTATGTTCCTGTGAAAGCGGAAGAACTCCCCGGGCTGGATGGCAACAAAGTCAAGGCTGGGGAACACGCTGGGTTTATTTCGTGCAATGAGATGCTCTTGTACAAGATTCCAATGGAACTGTATCAAGATGTCATGGCTCATTTCCACCACGAAGCGCCTCTTGAGGAAGCGAACAAAATTCGCCTTCAAGCAGAGCAGGCCGTGGGACGAGATAGTTCTGGGCGCAAGTTGGGACAGGTCGAGGGCGAAGGTTTGGATGATATTGATAAACAGTTACCCGCACCAGTTTTCTGAGCGGGTGAATTTAACCAAACAAGGAGTAAGACTATGTCTTCATTGAACCAGCCTTTTGGTCTGCGTCCCTCGTTCCACCCATCTGGTTTGGATCGTGCGGTAGCGTTGGCTGATGGCATCGTTTCTGGCTATACCAGTGACATCTTGAAGGGCCAGCCCGTCAAGTTGGACACTACAGGTGTAATTCAAGCCGCCGCCGCTGGTGACGCGTTCCTCGGTGCCTTTGCTGGCGTTGAGTGGACTGACACCACTGGCCGTCGTCGTGTGAGCAACTATTGGCCCGCCAATACAGCCTACACAACTGGCTCTTGCATTGCGTACTACTACCAAGACCCCGCCATCGTTTATGACATTCAAGCCAATGGCTCGTTGGCACAAACGACTTTGGGCGCTCAGTCTGATTTTGCCTCTATTACAGCAGGCTCCACGACCACTGGACTCTCTCAATGCACCATTAGCACCTCGGTTGTTTCCGCTGGTTCTTCTGCACAGTTGAAGATTATTGGTTTGACCCCCGGCGTTGATAACGCATGGGGAGATGCATACACAGTTGTGCAAGTTCAAGTTAACGAGTCGCAGTTCAATGCGTCTGTTAACGCAGTTTAAGGGGGACTAAAAAATGGCCGCTCCAATGCGCAGTACCGACTTTCGCTCGATTGTCGAACCCATTCTGAATGAGTGCTTTGATGGTGTATACGATCAACGCACCGACGAATGGTCACGCGTCTTCACTGAACAAGAAGGCATTCCCCGTAACTACCACGAAGAGCCAGTCCTTTATGGATTTGGTGCCGCACCTCAGTTGCCTGACGGCACTCCTGTGTCGTACCAACAAGGTGGCGTGCTGTTCCTCCAGCGTTATGTCTACCAAGTCTTTGGTTTGGCATTCGCTTTGACCAAAGTTTTGGTTGAGGACGGTGACCACATCCGCATCGGTCAGGTGTACGCTCGTCACTTGGCTCAGTCATTGATTGAGACCAAAGAGACTTTGTCGGCAAACATTTTGAACCGTGCGTTCAATGCGTCTTACCCCGGCGGCGACGGCGTTGCTCTGAACAGCACCGCTCACCCAATCGTGAACGGTACATTCAGCAACCGCTTGACCACTGACGCGAACTTGTCTCAGACATCTCTTGAGCAGATGTTGATCCAGATTCGTCAAGCAGTGGACAACAACCAGAAGAAGATTCGTTTGGTGCCCCGCCAGTTGGTGGTGGCCCCCGGCAATGTCTTCCAAGCGGAAGTGTTGTTGAAATCTGTTCTGCGTGCTGGCAATGCCAACAACGACATCAACCCAGTTAAGTCTATCGGCTTGCTGGACGAAGGTGCCGCTGTTATCAGCCGTTTGACTTCAGCCACCGCATGGTGGGTGCAGACAGACGCTCCTGAAGGCATGAAGTTGCTGATGCGTCGCAAGTTGGAGAAGACGATGGAAGGCGATTTTGAAACTGACTCTATGCGCTACAAAGCGACAGAGCGTTACCAAGTCGGCTTCACCGATCCTCGTGCGATGTACGGTACGCCCGGCGTCTAAACCCAAGCGGGGGCTTCGGCCCTTGCACTAATAAGGAGAAAGACAATGGCAAATTTACTAGTAACTCGCTTCCCAAATGGTGTTACCAATGTGGGTGAGGATTCGCCGTTTGCTGATCTGGCAATGCCTGCTCCAACGCTGTTTCACAATTACATGGAAGACTTCGACTATTACACAGCCGGAGATTGGACAGTAACTGAAACTGATGCTGGCGCTACTCAGGCTTTGGCTGATGGCGACGGTGGCCTGCTTTTGATTACCAACACTGCCGCAGACAATGATCTTGTTGCTTTGCAGAAAAAAGGCGAGTCATTCCGCTTTGCTTCTGGCAAGAAACTGTTCTTTGAAGCACGCTTCAAGGTCAGTGACGCGACTCAGTCTGATGTGGTGATGGGTCTTCAAATCACAGACGCTTCCCCCCTTGATGTATCGGATGGTGTTTTCTTTATTAAGGCCGATGGCTCTACTTCGGTAAGCCTGTTGGTTGAGAAGAACGGCACAGCAACTACGACCTCTAGCGTGGCTACAATGGCTGATGATACTTTCATTCGTCTTGGTTTCTACTACGATGGCGCGTCTGCGATTCAGTATTTTACAAATGGCGTTTTGGGCGGCACTTCGGTGACCACCAATCTGGTTGATGACGAAGACTTGACTGTTTCGTTTGCAATCCAAAATGGTGAAGCCGTCGCTAAAACGATGACTGTTGATTACATCTTCGTTGCGAAGGAGCGTTAATCATGGGTCAATTCAAACCAATGGTCAAAATGATGACCACTGAGCCGACCGTTGAGTTAAAACTCAAAAAGGGCGGTCATGTGAACATGAAAAAAGGCGGTAAAGCCGAGGCTGGTCACAAGAAGATGGCCGATGGTGGTGGTGCTATGGGCGCATTGGCAGGGACTCCAGCCTTAATTGGCCGTCCTGCCGTCAATGCTCCTGTTCGCGCCCCCGGTAAGCCCTCTATGGCCTCTCGTCGCAAGGCGATGGCCGCGAAGCCAGCAATGGCCTCCAAAGCGCCAATCGGCAATCCTGCTATGCCTTCGACACCAATGAAAAATGGTGGCGAGTCTAAGGCGACGCACAAGGCCGAGATGTCGAAGATGAAGGGTCTTGAAAAAGAACTGAAGTCTCACGAGTCTAAGCCTGCCAGCAAAGGCCATATGGGCCTGAAAACTGGCGGTGTTGCCAATGGTCAAGGTGGATACGCCAATGGCGGCATCATCAACACCGAAGGCCAAGGCGGCGCTTATCGCAACACCAAGATGCACACAGCCAAGCCTGATCACTCACCTGCCACAACTGGCGGCGTGAAAGACGGCAATGGCGGTGGCTATGCTACTGGTGGCGTTGCAAAGGCTAATGGCGGTGGCTACCGTAAAGGTGGTTCAGCAAAAAAAGCCTACGCGACGGGGGGTACTGTTGATTCAGGCAAACCCGTCGCGATGCCCCAAGGCTCTAAAAAGCCTCCAACACCAGTAAGCATCAATCGTCTTGCAGGTACATACAAAAGCGGCGGCAAGGTAACTCCTGCCGAAGGCCGCTTGCGTGCAAACTTCAAAGCGGAAAACGCTACGGCCATGAAAGAGGCCAAGGCTGACTCCAACTTGAAGTACAGCAAGTACCAAAAGATGGCTGATGGCGGCAAGCCAGTGGATATGTCAAAAGGTGCATACGACGCTTCTAAGAAGCACAGTATGGAACTCGAAGACGCATTGAACCCACTGAGCATGGTGAAGGAACTTGCAGGTAAAGCGAAGGACTACTTCATGCCCAAGGGTGAGAGTGTGACCAAGACCAAAGAGTCTGTAACGGTCTCACCACCACTCAAAAAGCGTGGCGGTGGCGCTTGTTGAAAACGAGTGGGGGCTTCGGCCCCCGCTTTTAATTTAAGGAATAAGTCATGGCCGATGCAGTCGCAAGTCAAACGCTCATAGATGGTGAGCGGATGGCAATCATGAAATTCACCAACCTTTCTGACGGTACTGGTGAAAGCAAAGTTTTGAAGGTAGATGTTTCTGCTTTGACATCAAGTGCATCTGGTTTAGCCTGCACTGGCGTAACTATTACAAAAATCCATGCCGCAACGCATGGCTTGGAAGTACAGATTTATTGGGATGCAACCGCAGATGTATTTTGCTGGTGTGTGCCACAAAATTCTCAATACACGATGGATTTCGATAAGTTCGGCGGTTTGACTAACAACGCAGGCGCTGGCGTAACTGGTGATGTATTGTTCAGCACTGCTGATGCTACTGCTGGTGACTTCTATACCATCGTCCTTGAGATGGTTAAATCTTACGGTTAATCATGCCAAGCAAATCACCTTCACAGCATAAATTGATGGCGGCGGTCGCACATAACCCTGCGTTCGCCAAGAAGGTTGGCATCCCCACAAAAGTCGGCAAAGAGTTTGCCAAGGCTGATGAGGGCAAGACATTTAAAGGAGGCGGTCTCTATGCAAATATCCATGCAAAACGCGAAAGAATCGCTGAAGGCTCTGGCGAAAAGATGCGCCGAGTGGGTAGCGAAGGTGCGCCAACGGCTAAAGCCTTCAAGCAATCCGCCAGAACAGCCAAAGTAAAATGAGCAAAAAAAAAGTTAATTTAGCAGTTGGTCGCGGTGAGAAGTTGCCCGTTGAAAAAGGTGCTGGATTAACGGCCAAAGGTAGGGCAAAATACAACCGTGAGACTGGGAGCAATTTAAAGGCTCCACAGCCCAAAGGCGGCGCTCGAAAGGACTCTTTTTGCGCCCGTATGAGTGGCGTTGTAGAACATTCAAAAGGGGACGCTCCACGCGCCAAAGCATCGCTGAAGCGGTGGGACTGCCCCGGTTGGTAAGGAACAAACATGGCATTTTCTGGAACTGTAGGTCAGACAGTCATCAATGTTCAGACATTGATTGATCACGGCGCTCGTCGCTGTGGGAAACTCGCCGAAGAGTTGACCTCTGAGCAGGTTCTGTCTGCACGCCAATCGCTTTATTTCCTCTTGTCTGATCTAGGCAATCGAGGCATTCAATTTTGGACAATTACCAAACTAGTGATTGGCCTGACTCCTGACAAGTACATCTACGAACTGCCCAAAGGCTCAATTGACCTCTGGAACACGCTGTATCGCACGATGAGCCGTCCAAGCGGGTCATACACCACCTCTGCTGGCGGAACCGTTGCAAACGCGTATGACGGCGATGTGGACACCATTTGCACGCAGACATCGACCAATGGCAACATTGCGGTCAACTACGGCGTTTCAAACCCCACCTACATTGGCTCCATTGGCTATTTGCCTGCGGCTACTGGAACCTTGTCAATCATCTACGAATGGTCAGAAGACGGCGTGACATGGTCAACACTTGTTGACCTTGGCTCTGTTGCTGTTGTGGATAACGAGTGGATTTGGACTGACATTGAAGCAGGTCAGACCGTCCCCTACTATCGTTGCCGCGTCTACAACGGCGGGACGCTTTCTGTTCGCGAGTTGTACTTTGGAAACAATTCGCTTGAGGTGCAGATGTCCTCACTGAACCGTGACGACTACACCAACCTGCCAAACAAGAATTTTACGGCCAACCAGCCGTACCAGTATTGGTTTAACCGCCAGATTCCAAAACCAGAAATCTACATTTGGCCTGTGCCATCAACTGCTTTTGTGCAGATGGTTTGCTGGTACTCGCGCCAGATTGAAGATGTGGGCGCTTTGACTGACGAGTTGGAAATTCCACAGCGTTGGTATGAGGCTGTGCAGATGATGCTGGCTCACAAGATGAGCCTCGAACTGCCTCAAGTCGCTATGGATCGCATTGGCTATCTGGAGAAGATGGCCGAGAAGCACCTCTACATTGCAGAGCAAGAGGAGCGTGATCGCTCACCAATTTATTGGGCACCGAACATCTCGGTGTACACAGCGTAATGCCAATCTTTCTAGACACAACAGGACTGACTTCAATTGCCATCGGCGTATGCGACCGATGCAAGATGAAACGCGCCTTTGTGCAATTGGGGCCAGACCCCAACTTCCCCGGGTTACGGGTGTGCGACCAAGGGTGCAGGGATCAGTTTGATCCCTATCGCCTTGCCGCCCGTAAGACCGAGCGTATCAACCTGCGGTTTCCTCGTCCTGATGTACCTATCGGTGCTGGCGATAACTACCTGATGACTGGCAGTCAATCAATGGATGGCACAAGCCAGTTCCAGATTTCGACTGAGCAGAACACTCAAACGCCAACACAGACGGGCAACAAAGATACGATTGCGCCAAATCCGCCCGACAATACGAGTACATAAATGTCAGCACAAGTCGCCATTACCCAACTGCCAGCCGCTGGTGCCATAACAGGCACTGAGGCGGTTCCCATCGTCCAAAATGGCGTGACCGTGCAAACTACGACGGGGGCGATCTCTGCCTCACCGTCGCAGACCTACACTTACCTGACCGTCGTTCAAACACCTCAGTTGGCAAACAGCCGATATGTGGGCGCAACCAACGGTTTGGTGATCACAGACGGCGGAGCGCAGGGACTCTTCAATATCAGCACCACAGGCGCTTTGTTGTCTCTGGTGAACTCTGGTACTGGATTCCAAGTAAAAACCTCTTCTACGGCCATTACAGGCCGTTCTATAGCGGTTACTGGCGCTGGCTTGGGCATTACCAACGGCGATGGCATATCTGGCAACCCAACCATTGCTTTGGCTGGTCAAGTCCTGTCTTTGGCAAACCTGAGTGCCAATGGCTTGATGACGATAACCACGGCTGGCGTTTTAAATGCCACATCCATTACTGGAACGGCCAATCAATTAGGCGTTGCAAATGGCGATGGCGTTGGTGGCGCTCCAACAATTTCGATTGTGGATAACGCAACGCTCCCCGGGACGGGTGGCGTGGTCATCCCCAAAGGCACCACTGGTCAGCAACCTGTAGGCGTCAGCGGCCAGTTCCGCTTTAACACCACCACCAATCGTTTTGAAGGCTACATCAGTGGCTCTTGGTCAAACTTTGGTGTTGGCGACGGTACGGTGACCAGTGTCAATGGTACTTACGGCGAGATCAGCGTTCTGAATGGAACTACAACGCCAATTATTGGGCTTGCTTCAAACCCAACAATCCCCGGCTCCGCCAGCCTGACTTTGCCTATTGGTAACACCGCCTCCCGTCCTTTTGGTGTCAACGGCATGATGCGTTACAACACCGACATTGCCTTGTTTGAGGGGTTCGTTAACAACTCGTGGCAAGTTATTGCCGCTGGCTCTGGCGTGACATCTATCACCGCAGGCACAGGGTTGTCTGGCGGAATAATTACTTCAACTGGAACAATTGCTATTGATGTAACTGGCGTTACTGCTGGAACATACGGTTCTGCCACGCAGGTTCCTCAATTTACAGTCAACGCTCAAGGCCAACTGACTGCTTCGGCAAATGTCACCATTAGCATCCCTGCAAGCGCAATCAACACCACCCTTCCAAATAGCGGGTTGACAAACAGTTCTGTGACCTTCAATGGTGTGAATGTTGCATTGGGTGCCTCTGGAACGATTACCGCAACGGCAACCAACGCACTGACAATTGGGACAGGTTTGACTGGCACTTCGTACAACGGCTCAACTGCCGTGACGATTGCAATTGATTCGACTGTTGCGACCTTGACTGGTACGCAGACGCTGACAAATAAAACAATCAGCGGTGCAAACAACACATTGAGCAATATTGGCAACGCATCGTTGACCAACAGCACGATTGTTTTGGGAACAACCACTATTGCATTGGGTGGCACATCATTGACTCCCGCTGGATTGACCAGCGTGACGGTAACTCAAAACCCAGTTGCGGCGCTTGACTTGGCAACCAAGCAGTATGTGGACACCTTGGTGTCTTCTGGTATCACCTTCCATGCGCCAGTCAAATACGAGGTGCCTTCAGGCAACCTTAACGCAACCTACAACAACGGCGCTTCTGGTGTTGGCGCTACTTTGACCAATGCTGGTGCTTTGGTTGCGTTTACCCCTGATGGTACGGTTGCTTCTGTTGCTGACCGCATCTTGATTTACAACCAGACCAACCAAGCCCAAAACGGCGTCTATGTTGTTACAACGGTTGGTGATGGTGCAACTGCATGGGTGTTAACTCGCGCATCTGACGCTGATACTTACGGACTGAAAAGTCCTAACAGTTTGGGTGAGGGTGATGCGTTCTTCATCACATCAGGAGCCCCAGGCGC